ACCCGCACCACAACTTCCCAAGTTAATATAGGACATTGCCATTTTGCCTGCAAGAAGATGTGTAAAAGTAAAAGGCCAATGTGTTGGTGGATTATTATCAAAACCCTTCAGTTCGTCTCCCCAGACGAAACTGCATCCTGCTGTTAGTAACATTAGTTCTTCTCTTTGTAATCTTTAATGGCAGCTTTGATCGCATCCTCTGCGAGTACACTGCAATGGATTTTTACTGGTGGGAGTGCGAGTTCTTTCGCTAGTTCTGTATTAGTGATATTCCCAGCGTCTTCGAGACTTTTTCCTTTGACCCATTCGGTGAGTAAAGAACTAGAAGCAATAGCACTACCGCAACCATAAGTCTTAAACTTCGCGTCTTCAATAATTCCGTCCTCGACTCGTATCTGTAGTTGCATCACATCGCCACATGCGGGTGCGCCGACCATACCAGTTCCGACATTATCGTCTTCTCTGTCCATCTTACCCACATTGCGTGGGTTCTCGTAGTGGTCTATAACTTTATCAGAATACATTACTCTGTCTCGATCTCTTCAATCAACATGTCGCGCATGGCGCGTGCCTGTGCGTCTTCAGGGTTATTTACACTACCACCATTCACAAACTTATATGCTAACGTGATGCGTTGACACTCTGCGTATGCAGCGTGCCAGCAGTGCAAGTCTTCTTCTTGTTCTGCGCCGAAGTAGTAGTGACGACACTGCCAGCCGGGCACATCGTCGATCTTAATGATTTCGTCGTTCTGTTTATCATAGTACTCAAAGAATCCTTCTCCAGACTCTGACCATGTAAATAGAACCTGATATGCGTTGGCATCATAGTTGGTGTGCCAACCCACAAACCCGCCTGGCGGATAGTAAGATAGTAGAGCGGAAGTATGTGCGCCAAGTTCTGACGCAAAGTCATATTTGACTTTCTGCATAAATCCACCCCACATCTCTTTGTCTTCACGCACCATCTTGGAAATCGGTTGTGCGAAGTATCTATCGGGCGGGCCAACCAGACTATCACGAGATAAACAGTCTAACAGATACTCACGTGAGGTATAATAAGACCCCAAGTCAACATCCTTACGTTCGTGATATGTCCAATACTTTTCGTCGTTATACGACGGTTTAGACAGCATCTCATCGGAGAAACCGTTGAGGGTATTTAACAACTCTTTATTACGAATAACTACTTCAGTCATTGTTACGAATAATCACCATAGAATAACGATCTTTTAATGTACTTTTAAACACAATCGTATCACCAGATTTTAAATTTAATTGATCCATCAAATCATCACTTAGTTCAAAGGCAATCTCACCACCTTCAACATCAACAACCGGACAAGTCCAAGAACTAGAAGTTATCTTGTTCGAATTTTTCATTTGCTTTTTGAATGTCTTCTTCAGTACATACACCCATATGTAGTAGGAATGAAACTGTCGAAGTAATACCCTTTTGTGTACCCATGATTCGTCCCACTGTATATGTAACGAACATTAGTGCGACGGCTAAAAAAGTGTGCAAGTACGGATCCATTGTGGACTCCTTATATTTTGAAGCCAGCAAACTTTTCACTATCTATTCGCTGACCGGATGTGGAGTTATCAAATGCTGGTCCATTATCTACTTCTTTATTTAGGGGTGAGTCGTTTTGATCAACATCAAATAATCGCATTTTACTCCGGTCAATACCTACGACAAACCGTTGGTACATATGCGGATCGTTATACCGATTTTTTAACTGTTTCACTAATATCTGTCCGTGACCGCTCAATTCATCATTACTAATCAACGCAAACATAAGATCTGCAGTTGCGGGCAAACCAAACGACTCCGATGTATCCTCAAGACCCACATCATCATTAGCGTATCCAGATCGAGTTGTCTGTGTCGCAGACACCACCGGAACATCAAACTCCACGGCCAAACCACGCAGTTCTTCTGCGATGGATTTGATATAGGTGTATGAGTTAATCGCACCGCCCATACTTTTCATACGTGCACTTGCGCAAATATTCAAATAATCAATGAAGATTAGATCGGGAATAAACTTCTTCTTCAGTTTCAATTCGTTCAACAACGCACGGAAGTGATTTGCATGTGCACTACCAGTCGGATACTCTTTGATAATCAACTTGCCGTTTGTCTTATCTGCAATAGACTTAACACGATTTGAAAACATGTCTTTACTGAGGTGTTCGAGTTGGTCTATCGGGACGTTGAGTAGATTCGCATCGATCCGTTCTGCAATGCGCTCTTCAGCCATCTCCATAGTGATGTAAAGGACATTCTTCCCCTGTGATAGGGCAGCACCAGCACAATGACACATGAAGAGAGATTTACCGACACCCGTACCCGCCAGTGCGATGTTGAGGGTTTTATTAGGTAGTCCACCCTTAGTGATGCGGTTAAAGTAGTCCAGATCGAACGGTATGCGTTCCTCAGTCGTCGTATAAAAGTCATATCGTGCGTCCACCGATTCAAGGTAGTCGTGACCAATGTTAGTATCAAACGTCACCGATAACGCTTTAGAGAGTACATCCGGTATCGCATTGCGCGACAGTGACTGGTGATTACCATCTATAATAGTTATAGATTCCATAACCGCATTGAATACAGCACGGTCTTGACACCACTTCTCTGTTCTCTCAACTAACCATGCAAGATCTTCTTCGGCATATTTAAAGATGTCGGGAAGAATCTCCATTGCAACACGGTAGTGTTCGTCTGATAAACGATCAGCCGAGTCTATCTCGATCTTAAGCGCTTCCATCGTAGGAAGGTTATTGAACTTTGCAATATATGCAGTGAATTCTTTGAAGAGACCTTTATAAACTCCCTCAAAGTATTCGGGGGAGAGGAAGGGGGCAACCTTCCTCATATAAGAATCGTTAGTCAGTAGATTCCGCAGAATCGTCTGTTGTAGATTGATTTCCGTCATATGTATTGATCGCCGCCTCTAATATATCTTCTAGTACTTCTGCAGCAAACTGTTGCAGTCCAGTATTTTCAATATTATACACGCTTGGCTCGACGGTGTCAATAACATCGAAGTTAAAATTTAACTGGCCCAGTTCTCCATTGACACGCACATTATTATATCGAATGGTGACATCATTATACGGCTCGCGGAGAAGATTTACATTCCACGCATCCTTACCTTCAACTACAACAGGTTCTAATTTATAGTCTAAAAACTCTGACGGTTTATCTAAATTTAATTCTTTCACGCTTCCTCCAAAATTAATTCTGCATCAACTTCGCTGGAATAACCAATCTTGTAGGTCTTCTCCAAGAAGTCTGCGAAGTTAGTTGTTTCGAAAATAGGTTCCCAGAACTCTGCGTTCAAGGTATCCTTCGTTCGTACTTTATTTCCAACGACTTCGCCTGTAGTTGTGTCAACTCGTTGATACCAGCCGTTAGAAGGCTTAACCACATAACCGCCAGCAAGAGCAACATCAAGTAAACCGCTGTATTTCTGAACGCCGCCTTCCCAAGAGACACCAATCGGGATCTTAGATTTTTCTTTGACATAACGAGACTTCTCTACATTAATCACGAAATTGTATCCAACAACCTCTGCGCCTTGTTTCTCTTGTTGACGACCGAGAATCCAGATGTTGTCTGCAGAGTAGTAAATACCTGTACCACCACCGACAATATCTTTTGGAAACAAACCGATCTCTTTGTAAGTGTGATTGATCGCAAGTAGTGGAATATTCTTCATCGTCAAGTATGGTGTCGACATTCGGAATAAACCCTTCAGTGCCTTCGCACGAGACATATCTGCGACACCCTTCTCAGCCAGTGCATCCTCCAGTTCTTTCTTAGAGGCAAGGTTACCGATCGAATCAATGACGATGATCACATCATCTTCACGGTCCAACTCTTCAAGTTGGTTGATCATATCAAACTTCAGTTCTTCAACATTTGCAATCGGTGTATGCAACACACGATCAGTGTCAATACCAAACTGAGTGAAGTATGACTGCGGCGAACCAAACTCCGAATCATAGAACAACATGACTGCGTCTGGTTTCGCATTCAAGTACGCACCCGCCATAAGTAAGGCGAATGATGTCTTGAAGTGTTTAGAAGGACCTGCAAGTACCGTCAGGCCCGGAGAGATACCACCATTGACTGATCCCGAAAGTGCGACGTTAACCATCGGCACATCGGTCGGTACCATATCTTTTTCTGTGAAGAATTTACTCGTGGATAAGGTAGATGTTTCCTTAATCTTCGAGTTCTTCTTCAGTTTGTCCATTATTGACATTCTTGGCTCCAAAATCTACAAATGTAATGTTGTTCACTTTTTCACGTTCATCGAGGTCATATTGTATACGATAACTAGTGTTGATGTCAAGTACTTTCTGCAATAAATCAAAACTAATTGTCCCACCGTCCTCATGTTCATGCGTGGAAAAGTGAAGAAACGCCGCAGTATCTTTTGGAAGACAAGCACCGCCAAATCCTCGTTTCCCGTCAAAGCCTGGCACTCGTGTGTGTCCCATACCAACACGGTCGTCGGCACCAACTGCACGAACGATCGTGTTATAGTTGCAACCGTAAAGGTTGACCAGATCATACAACTGATTAAAGAATGTGACTTTGGTTGACAAGAAAGAGTTAATAGTATACTTAACGAATGAAGCTTCGTATGCCGTCATCCTGTGATAATCATTAGACTCACACGAACTAAAGATTTCATACAGATCTATGGTCTCCATGATCGCAGACGGTGTGCCACCAATCACATGATACTTAGCTCCCACAAAGTCGGCTTTGGCATTCTTCTCTGTCAGAAACTCTGGGTTGTATGCGAAACGATCTTTCTGTTCTGCGTTCATAGAAGCATACAGACGATTCACAACATCTGGTGTGATGGTTGATTTAACAATGACCATCGCGTCTGTATAGTTCAGACACTTGAGAACTGCAGTTTCTACGATAGAAGAATCAACAGAACCGTTGTCGTTTGATGGTGTAGGAGCACAGATGAAAAAACATTGCGGTTGATCTTCCGCATCCATGTCTTTTAACTCATCAACATCTGTATTGTATTTTGGGTCGTATAATCGGAACTTAACGATTGGGTGAGTAAATGCATACTCAACCGCCTGTCCGACAAACCCATGTCCCACTATACCCAAACGAAAAACATTTGTGTCAATAGGGGTTTCAAGATTGGGCATTAGTTTACCTCGTGATAATTTTTATACCATTCATAGAAGCGGCGTACACCTTCTGCGATACTTACTTTTGGTTCGTATCCCAGAGATTGTAGTTTGGTGGTGTTAGACCAAGTCTCTAATGTGTCGGCTGGGTGTTTTGGTGCAAGGTTTTTAATCGCCTCTTTACCTGTGTTTTTCTCAATCTCAGAGATGAAGTCCATAAGACCGACCTGTTCTCCGCGTCCTATGTTAAAGATTTCTCCAGCAGGAATATCTTCGTTGTTTAACACGATCTCAATGCCATCAAGGATGTCTTCCACATAAGTGAAGTCGCGTTTCATATCGCCATAATTATAGACAGTGATCTCGTTTCCTTCTAAAATATTTTTGGTGAAGTCAAACAGTGCCATATCTGGACGACCCCAAGGCCCATACACGGTAAAGAATCTCAATCCTACTGTGTTAAGTGTAGATGACTGCATCTGACACTCGTTAGACCACTTTGACCAACCGTATGGGTTTAACTGTTTACCTGTCTCTTTACCTTCTGTCCAAGGAACTTGAGATCCTGCATAAACGCATGATGTAGACGCATACACGATTCGCACATCTGGTAAATGTTTCTTACAAATATCAATGAGGTTTTGTGTGGCGTCAATGTTATTAGAGTGGTACTGTTTCTCTTTACCAAACGAGTCACGCACACCCGCGTGTGCAGCGAGATGGACGATAGTGTCCGGATTAAAGTCTCGCAGTAGAGCCTCTAGTTTCACTTCATCTCTCAGATCACATCCCCACATATCCAGACCAAAATGTTTTACGCGGTCTGCCTTCAGTAGTGGAGAATAGAGATGGTCATTAAAGTTATCAATACCTTTCACCGTCAGACCACGTTGTTGTAGTCTGTCGGCAAGTTGCGCACCAATAAATCCGGCGGCACCTGTTACAATTACTCTTTCCATATCAACTGTTCCTGTAAATATATTCTAATGCCCTGTCCGCTTCTACGGTTAGGGGTCTGTTCTCGTACCAGTTGCCGGTCTCACGATCAAACTCTCGGCAAAGATCTGCAATCTGTTTTGCGGTGATTGGATACCCTTTAGAGTATGCATCGCCCGCGATGGCAATCATTATCTTGTACATTTTAGAGTACCATCCGGAGTCTGTGATCTGCATGTATTGTGCACCCAGCTTGCGTGGCCAGAATGGACAATCGCGATAAGACGACCATCGGTAATCGGTGTTATTTAGACTATCCTTACGATGTTGTATCACTGCCTTCTGCATCTCAGGGGGCAGTCTATCTAGGAAAGAGTTTCCGGTCTTTTCGTGATAAGGATATTTTGCAATCAACTCTGAAACATTCATTGCACTACCGCCAGAGTTGACCATAAAGAACGAGTACGCGTTAGGATACTGTGCAGGCACATAATACATCCGTGAGAGGTCTTTGGTCTGCGGATCTCCCAGTTCACCCAGTTCGGTGTTAAGAGCGTGCCAGAATGCTTTGATGCGTCCGTTCTCGACCTGTTCGTCGAGACGAAATATGATTCGAAATTTTAGATGCTCTTCCGAACTACTTGCTGTGTTATAGACGACATAGTCATACTGACCATACTTGCGGTTCAACCAAGTTCTTAGGGACTCAATATCACCGCAACCGTCAATAGGGTCATCCACATCAACGCAACACCAAGAACTCCAATAAAGAACAGATTTGTTACTACGCGTCGTACCCACGTCGAACACAGCAGGAGTAAGAAGAGGAGAACTATTGGGTCCACCTTTTTCTCCCGGCTTAGTGTAAGAATCACGAAGACACACCACGAAGTCCATCCAGTTGAAGAAGGTGGTTCGTCGATGTGTCTTGTTATCAAACTGATTTTTGAATATAGTTAATTCATACATGAGGTGTATTATATCATACACTTAGTGTATCTGTCAATGAAAAAAGGGGACCGAAGTCCCCTCTTTATTATGCCGCTTGGTCGATGACTTCCATTGTCTCTTCGTCAAGTCCAATAGATGACAATAGTCCATTATTGTCGTTAAGTGCACGTCGAGTGATTAGATAGGCAATGCTTGCACGTGCATTTCCTGCCAAACGTCCCTTAATAAGATCTGACTGTTTGGAGTTGAATCGACGATAGTTTTGTAAATGTTCTACGATTTCCTCTTCACTATATGAAGTATCTACGTCTTCATTTTTCATTAAGAGGTGTGCTAATCCAGTTAATAGATAACCTGAAACCGTGGGTTCGTTGTTATACACCGATTGAATGATACGAGAAGACTGAATAAAGTATTCTTCTGGAATACCATCTTTCTGACGGAAGTAGTTATTCTTTACTTCAACAAAACCACCCATAGACTTGCCGCCTGGATTTAACCCTTCTACGTCAAGTTCACAGTTCTTAAAAACGTTCAGAAGTTCAAGAGCATCTGGATCTCCAAATACAACTTCGGATTTGAAGATTTCTTCCTGCTTCATAGATTCTTGATCAGCGTTGCGTGACTTGAAGTAACGTGCTTCCTCTTTTTGACACTCTATGTCAGTCATGTATTGTTTATGTACTAACTGTGAAGTCTTAATGTGAGTTAAACCACACAGACCCGCCATGATGATACGGCGAAGACCATCCCAACAAAACTTCTTTCCGGACGGACGGATTGCGATGTCCACTACTCCAGCTGAGTATGGATCAAACCCGTTCATCTTTTGAAGTTTATTGATGAGTTTCTTCAAACGGACAACACGTTGATATGTCATGTCAACCCAAATCTCATCGATTGCAACAACCCCAGATTCTTCTGGATCATAGTGTGCAATCGACCCGAAACCGGATAGGGTCTTAGTCTTGAAGTTTTCGATACGGAGGATCGCATCGATGATGTCTTGGATACGGACTGTACCCTTTAGGTTAGCGAGTTCGCCAGCGACCTCACTGTGTTTAGTGCTCTTACGCATATAATACTCCTTGTATTATTTCTTGTAGAGATACGACATGTATCTCATATTAGTATATAGTACCAAAGTATACCCCACTTTGGCAACACTTTTTTATCGAATAATATCGATATCTTCAGGGTTGGTGTTCCACGTCTCAACAGTGTGACGTAGTCTACCTTCGTTCTTGAGTGTCTCATATCGTTTAGAGGCTTTGTTCTTCCACCACTCAATGATATTCTCAGTCTCGAATCTGTCAAAGTTCTCTGCGGGTTTGAGTTCATCGGTTCGCAGATTCATATAATCTTTTACCGACTGTGCCTCGTATCCGTAAGTACTGTAATACGATCTCTTGCGTTCCGTGAGACCCTTCGCATCAAGGAAGGTCTGACAGAACTTTTGATACGCATTATCATCCACACCCTTGAGTGAGGCCTTAATGATTGATGCCATCTTTGTCTGTGTCTTCAGTTTGCGAGATGATGCATCAGCGGGAACCAGATACTCACCCTCATTGCGTTCCTTGAACCAATCGTTCAGTGTTCGGAACTTGGTGTCGTTGATCAACGGCGCAAAGTTGCTGTCGGTCAATCCATTGTGGCGTAGGAATGGACGCATACCATCGTACATAGATGACGACTTAGATGACCCATACAAACTAGTCGTTTCGAAAAGACATATGTTCGCACCATACTTCTTGTTCAACGCACGACGCACTTGATGTGAACAACAGATACCAGCCAATAGTTTACCGCCAAGGTAGTTAAAACCTGCGGGTTGTACCGGAACGATGTTGAATCCCATGATCGCAGACTGATTGAATCTTTTCATAACGTCTGGGTTCATAGTGTCCAACGGTGCGCCCAACCATTCGTTACGTGGACGCGAGTTAATAGTAGGCGACCCGAAACGAATCATCCCGAATACTTGACCAGTGTTCTTCTCTTTGACGATGTAGAGAAGTTGTTTGCCTGGGATCGAAGACTCGACAGGCGCGGATGTCGTAATCTCCATGTAAGTCATAAACTGGTCTTGACGACACTCGTGAATCGCAAACTCCATATCATTTGGATGGGCCGAGAAGTCGTCAAAAAGATCCGTCTCTGGCCCCATGCCTGGCAATGCGGCAGGGAAAGATTCCATTCGTTCCATTTTGATGGAACGTTGGTATTCATCGATGCGGCCGAAACTACCGAAGAAGTCTGAAAATATATTCGCCGCGTGAATCGCATCTTGTTTAGATAGAATCATATAGTACTCCCATTACGAAACACATTATATCAAATAAAGTACCAACTGTCAACCGAAGAAGTCTTCAAGGGTCGCCTTCGGTTCTGCGGCCCACCCCACCGCGTCAAGGATCGGTTCTAACGGGTCAAGGAAGGTTTTGTCAAACATTGTGTCGTAATCAATGTGTCTGTGCAGCCCCAGTTCCTCCGGAAGATTGAGTGGAAACGAAACGACATTTTCTCCCAGTTTGTTTGGAACCTTCAGATAAACAAACTTAATCTTCTCACCCTGTTTGACCGACTCATACTTGATGGACAGTCCCTGTGACTGAATCGCATTATTAAAACACAACGCGCCGCGAACATGAATAGGTGTGCCTTTCTTATAAATGGTGTCGCGATCTGTCCACTTAATCAAGTCTGATACGCCTCGTGGAAAAGACACCTCTTCCGGCGGGAGAGACTTAAAATCGGATTTAAAGTTGCGGATAAACGATTGTGTGTCTACTTCGGTCCCTTCTATGATGACGCGAAAGATCTCCTTAAACTTGTCACGAACGATCTGCGGAGTGGACGATTTGATCGCCTCGATACCCATCATCTTGAGTTTAGGCTCTGCGAACTGCACACCCTCCGAATTGTGGACATTCAGGATGTATCGTTTCTTCGCCATCCAAATACCACGATCCGCAATTACTTCTCGTTCCATAACCATACGCTGATCGTACGCACCCGTCACATCAGCAAGTTTTTGATAGGCTTTATCAAGAACAGGTTCAAAGTGATCGTTGCAGATATTGTCTAAAAACTTTACAGGATTCTTGGGGTTAAACTTATCAACAAGTCCACCCATCCTAATATAAACAGAATCGGTGTCAATCGCCACAACATAATCTTCGTCGGTACCCAGTACCTTCTGCATCTCATTATTTACGGCCCGCTCGGCCCACTTAATCGCCAGTTGTCCAGCCGCAGTAATTGACTCTGCAACTCTCTGATCAAAGTAACGGAACCACTTGTTGCCCAACGCACCATAAAGAGAGTTCATTAGAATCTTGATGGCCATCTGTTGGTTGTTAAGAGAGGAAATTCGGTACTCTAGTTGTTTAGAAGGATTCTTCTGAAGTTCCTTCTCGGCGTCTAACATCTCGCGTTTTATCACTTTACGTTCAGCAGAGTATTGTTCAATAATTGTGGGAACAACACCTTTACGATCATGGGAGAATCTGACCCCCGTAGGCGCAAGAGAGAACCCTTCACCGTCAACAACACAACTGCCGTCCAAGAAACTATCCACACTTGCCCGTACATCCAGACCGTCTATAACAGTCTCTGGCGACATGTTGTACTGTACAATGATGTTTGGATACAGAGAGTTCAAGTCAAAAGAAGTGACCCAGTCATGTGATCCGACCTGCGGATCTTTGACATAACCGCCAGGATATGGCGTCTTAGGTTTCTCCGTCTTGGGCGGTACAACAATCTTTTGTTCTGTCAACATGCGATAGATAATGCAGTCCCAGATGTTGGTGGTCCCCAGAGTGTCGTTATAGTTTACTCCCGCCTTGTAGGCCATCGTAAGGATCAACGAAATGAGGTCGAGTTTCTCATCAATCTTGTGCACCAACTCTACATCTTTAATGTTGTAGTCAATAAACTTTTGATAGTCCTCTTTGTACAGAGTGAAGAGGTTTCCGTGTTCCTCGTACGAGAGTTTGCGTTCTCCAAGAACAACATGTGCAATGTGGTCGAGACGATACGATTCTTGTTGGCCTAAGGTGTTGTAAGTAAACTTCCGAAAGACCTCAAGGTAATCCAGTTGTTCAACGCCTTCAATGATGTATTCTTGATTCTCTTTGCCGTTAATCTTGGTTTTGCGTTCTCTTACTGCGCCCCAAGGAGAGAGTCGTTTTAGTAATGTGTCATCACCAAACAACCTAACACAACGGTTGATGATGTAAGGCACATCAAAGAATCGGGTGTTCCATCCAGTGATGACATCGGGAGAATACTGTTGGAAGTGATCTACGAACTTGCGGACAAGATCAATTTCATTGTCGCACTTAATAAAGAGAACATCCTCACGCGTAGGGGTATAGTCGTTAAGACCCCAGACCCAGTAATTGCCGTCGTTCTTACGAATCGCGATTGAGATGATTGGGTGTGCAGCTTCAGCCGGTTCGGGGAACCCCTGATCGGACGCAACCTCAATATCAATGTTTAAAACGCGGACCAAGTCGCGATCATACTTGATCTTATTAGGGAAATTCTCTGTGATAAATTGCGCAGTGTAGTTAGTGTTTCCATAAACTTTGAAGTTGGAGACATCGGAGTATTTTTTATTAAACTCCGTCGCCTCCGTCATAGACTCGAACTGCATCTCGACAACAGAAGTTCCGTCCAGAGTTTTCCACTCTGACGGGCTGTCGCCGGTCACATAAAGTTTAGGTTTAAACGGAATACGCAATTTGACTTGTTTGCCGTTGTCGTATCCACGATAAAGAATGTTGCTGCCCATACGCAGCACGGATGTATAAAATCTAGTCATGTCGGACATTATACAGAAAAGAATAGGTTCTGTCAATCAATAACATGAAAAAATTTATGTCTCGTCCAAGGCTCCGCAATGTGTTTGTCTTTATACCCATGATGGTCCTGTGTTACGCACAAGCGTTTTGAAATCACTTGAGTGGTCGGATTCGGGATGCCTGTTTTATGACGATCTCTTTGATTAAAGTAAATCCCAATATCACGACCAACACCTATTGTATCACATTCGTTCCACGGATGTAAAGAAGTATTTTTTATTCCAAAGTAATCAATCTCTGGTAGTTCTAGGTGGCTTGTGGTGAATGTTCTGAACAATCTCTGTAACACACAGTAAGGTCCACAGTTGATAGGAAATTGTTTCTTAGTCATCATATGATGAGCCCAGTGCGCAAATCTCTGGTCAATGCAATACATACCCATGAATAGACCTATGTTCGCGTAGAGAGTGTTTTCGGCGTACTCAGCGAGCAGTTTAAACGACTCGTATCGTTCTTCTATCAACCATGTGTCGTGTTCCATGATCCAGAACTTTTCTTTCGATTCACTCTGTTGTCGCATGAGTTCCCAGTGAGAACACATTCCAGCTTTCTCTGTAGGTGAGTGATCTTCCTTTTCTTTACCAGATATGAGGTCTAGTGTCATGAGACTTTTAGACCATGTGTACTTGTCTACATGTTCTTGAAATATATCTGATTGTGGAGTGATTGCATCGAAGGTCTCAATAGAATCAATGTATCCTTCATCAATGGCGCGTTGAAAAGACTGACGGGAGAGTGCAGCGTACTCTTCAGACCGTTCGTCTCCTTTCATGACAATTTGTATTGCTTTCATATAACTCACAAAAAAGGGGGATGTGACTCCCCCTTATTTATTAGACTAGTTGTTGGACACAGACGGCTATCACGAATACACTTGATAGTCCTGCGAACATCCAACCCATTTCCTCAATCTTTGAGTATGGTCGGCTGCTCTTCTCCATTGTTGCTCTCCTCGTTTAAAAGTTGCGGTGTCGATTGGTAGGTGACACCTGTATTGATTGCTACTTTACGAGGCTTCTGACTTTCAGGGATTATTACCTCCAACTGGATGGCAAGTAATCCGTTCCTGAAATCAGCTCCCATTACTTCAACATACTCCGACAGACGGAACTGGCGTTCAAATCTCTTCGTCGAAATGCCTTTGTGAATATACTCTCTAGTGTCGTCTACAGACCCTCGAATGCTA